ACCCAAGACAAGTGAAAAGATTACAAGATAATCCAGAACTTTTAAAACTTGGTGGTGAAAATAGAAGATGTACTATTCTCTTTACTGATGTCAGAGGTTTTACTAGTTTGTCAGAACGATTAGAACCTGAAGAGGTTGCTAAGATTATGAACCAAGCCTTAACCATTCAGGAAAATGCAGTCAAGGCTAACGATGGGATGGTGGATAAATATATTGGTGATGCTATGATGGCTATCTTCAATGCTCCAATGGATGTTGAGGAACAAGAAGACAAAGCTATAAGAACAGCGATTCAAATAGCACACGAGATAAAAGCAGCAAAGTTAGGTATTGCTGTTGGTATCGGAATAAATTCAGGCAAATGCGTTGTAGGTAATATGGGGTCTTCATCTCGTTTTGATTATACAGCTATAGGTGATGCAGTTAATTTAGCAGCACGATTGGAAAGTTCAACCAAAGAGGTTGGTCAAGATATTGTCATTGGAGAAGAAACCATGAAAGGTTCTTCATACAGCCTACAAAAACTAAAACCTATAAAGGTTAAAGGCAAATCTAATAGTATTAATATTTATACTATAGATTCTTAAGATACTTTTGTAGTTCAAAATGGAGAGGCTCTAAACGAGCCCTCGCATTTCTTAAAATAGCTTTGATGGTTGGTGCATCAATTTGAAATATTTCATCAGCCATCTCTTCTGGAAACTGACTAATTTCTGTAATGATGTTATTGTTTTCATCAATAACTAATTTCCAACTAATAATATTAGCTTCTTTTATTTTTTTACTCACGATACTTCTTTAAATTCTACCTCGCCTTGTTTTCCTCTTAGTCCTGCTTTCATGTATGAAGTAGCACGACCTTCAAAGAAGTTCTGGTGTTCAACACCCATGACCTCATCTAGCCATGGTAAAGGATTATTTTTTTGTCCAAAGTTTGTCTTGAGCCCTAATTGCAGTAATCTTCTATCAGCTATATAACGATTGTACTTCTGCATATCCTCTTTAGTTAATCCTTCAATGTCTCCCATTTCAAATACAAGGTCAAGGAATTTGTCTTCTAATATAACCATCTCTCTACAGATGTCATATATTTCCTTTTTAAATTCATCAGTCCAAATATCTAGGTTTTCTTTGATAAACTCTCTAAACAATTTAGTCATAGCTTCAACATGCATTGACTCATCTCTGATACTGTAAGTAACTATCTGTCCCATACCTTTCATCTTACCGAACCTTGGAAAGTTTAATAAGATAGCGAAACTTGAGAACAGTTGTAAGCCTTCAGTAAAGGCTGAGTAAACTGCTAGTGTTTTAGCTATACTTCTTTTATCAGCTTTAGTTGGTTTAAAGTTGCCCACATAATCATGTTTATCAGACATTTCTTCGTACTGAGCAAATGCTTTGTATTCTATCTCAGGCATTCCTACGGTATCTAGAAGTAGACTGTAGGCATGTTGATGAATAGATTCCATATTAGCAAACGAAGCCATCATCATACGAGCTTCTGGTTTCTTAAATATTCTCATGTACTTATCGATATAGCCTGAAGCTACATCAACATCTGATTGAGTAAACAATCTAAATATTTGTGTTAACAAATTCTTTTCATCATCCGTAAGTTCTTGCCAATCTTTTACATCAGTATGTAATGGCACAGACTCCGGCATCCAATGCATTTGATTCTGTAGGACATAATAATCAAACATCCACGGGTCATCAAATGGCTTATAAAATTCTCTTTTACCTAATAGACTCATTTACTTCCTCCTTTAATCGTTCTATAACAAAGTCTTTAAATGCATTTTTAAATGCTTCCATATCCCAACCCCTACGAGAGTGGGTTATAAATTCTAATATCAATTCTTTTGAAACTTTAAAGTCTTGATTTGTTTCTGTCATTCTTTCTCTAATACAATCAGAAGTAATGACCCACATCACACGACCATTATTGTTATCTTCCCATTGTAAGATAGTATCCCAATCAGGATTTATTCTTTTACTTTCAAATTTTGTCATCCTTCACAGGCTATGCAACCTTCCTCATCTAGTTTTATTCTAGGTATTTTTATATTAACATTTTCAGCAGACCTCGCAGCATCTGACCTAAAGTAATACAAAGATTTTAACTTATGCATACCAGCCCAATGCACATCATGAACATACTGTAGATATTCATCATGCACTTCTTGAGACTCTGTAGCTTTTGGTAAAGTAAAAAATAAATTTACACTCTGACTTTGACATACAAACTCTTGTCGACCATGGGCATGTTCTATTAACCATATCTGATTAATTTCATTTGCTGTTTTAAATATTTCTTTTTCTTCATCAGAAAGAATATCAAGGTGTTGTACAGAACCATCGTTACCAAAAATATCTTTCCATAAACTGTTAAGCTCATCAGCTTTTAAACCTTTAGATTTAAAAAGTTTTTCTAAAAATCTATTTTTAACTTGATATGAACCAGTCAAAGTTTTGTGTGTATAAACATTAGCTCGATATGGTTCGATGCTTGGCGATGTGCCACCACAAAGAATGCTTGATGATGCATTAGGTGCGATAGCTAATAAATGTGCATTTCGCATACCCGAACCTACAACATCTGGAGCCTCTCCCCTTTCCTCTCCTAAACTTAATGAAGCTTTAGTAGCTTTTGTTTTAATGTGTTTAAATGCTTGGTAATTAAAACTAGAAGCATACATACTTTCAAAAGCTATATTATTCTTTTGTAGATAGGCATGAAAGCCCATAGCTCCTAAACCAATAGACCTTTCACGATAGGCTGAAAAAGCAGACCTTGTAAAAGGTTCTTTACCTTCTTTAATATGTCCGCTAAATCTTTTGTAGTTAGCGTTATAACCACCAAGTCCTTCTGTATCAACAGCATTATCAATATAATGTTGTAACACATTATCTAACATAGTTATAAGGTCAGCTATAAAATCAGGATTGTCTTTCCAGTCATCATAATATTCTAAATTTACAGAAGATAAACAACAGACTGCAGTTCTTTCTTCATCAGTTGGTAAAGTTATTTCAGAACATAAATTACTTTGTTTAATTTCTAAACCTAAATCTTTTTGCCCTTGAGGTAAAGCATCATTACAGGTATCTATATTAACCATGTATGGTTCTCCTGTCTCAGCTCTAACATTTAATATTTGCCACCAAAGGTCTCTAGCTTTGACAGTTTTAACTGCTTTATTTGTTTTAGGGTCTATCAGTCGCCAATCATCATCGTTCTGAACAGCTTCTAAAAAATCATTAGTAATATTTACACCATTGTGTAGGTTTAAACATTTTCTATGTATGTCTCCACCTGATTCTTTTCTAAAGTTTATAAACTCTTCTATCTCCGGATGACTTATATCCATGTAAGCTGCGTAAGAACCTCGTCTTGTTGTGCCTTGATTAAAGGCTAACATCTGAGAATCAACAACTTTTATAAAAGGGATAGAACCAGTAGACCTACTATTGTTAGAAGTAGTAGTACCGTTGCTCCTAACATCTCCCCAATATCCACCGATGCCTCCACCTGAACTTGCCAACCAAATATTTTCATCGTAATGAGAAGATAAACCATCCCGAGAATCAGGTACATAATTAAGGAAACAGCTAATAGGTAGACCCCTTGCCTTATACCCATTTCTAGAGGTCCCACCATTACTAAGGATAGGAGTGCTAAACATAAACCACCTGTTAGAACAGTATTCATACAATCGCTGAGCCAGACCAAAATCCGTTGTGTTGTTATACGTTGCTGCAAAGACTGCAGCTCTTGCAAAAGCTTCTTGAGCATAAGTTTCTCCACCTTCTTTAAATAAATATCTGTCATACAGAGTATCTAAAGTAAATTTATCTAATTGTTTTTCTTTATTATAATCTATTTCAATACCGAGATAGTGTTTTTTACCTACCTTATCTTCCATGATATTCCTCAATGTATAATGCTATGATAGCATAATGTATAATTTTCATTAGTTCTTTTTTCTTTTCATCTTTCTTACCACATCTCATAGCATACTTCATAATGTTACCAATACTAAAAGATTCTCCATGTCCGGCATCAATAATCATATCGGTTGCTTGATACTTACCATTAGCATAATGTTGATTGTAAGTTGAATCAATATATTGTTTGACTTCTTTTAAGATTTTATCTTCTTTAAATTTATAACCACTCATTTGGTAAATTATCCTCCTTGTACCATTTAAAATTATTTTTTTCTGCCCATTCAGCATGACTTCTTTTTGTCCCATCTTTTCTCCTTTTAGCTTGTGGCATTGGAGCATAAGGATTGGAAAATAAAAAGACAAGTTCTTGATTAGGTTTTAAAGATTTTCTAATCCAAACATACTTGTTGTATTCTTGGTAGTCCCAGAAGCGACCTTTCGCTTCCAGTAAATATTCAATACCATCAATTACTTTTGTGAAGTCAGGCTCATAACTATGTTCAACAACATAATCTACCTTCTCTCCATGATGTTCCCATGACTTTAACAACTCAGTATGAAGTTTGTGTTCCCATTTAGAATCATATCCTTTAGGAACATCTTTTTCTACTGGTCTTAATTTTCTAGGTTTACGATAACCTCGCATCACTCATGACATCCTGTAAAGTAATAGCATCAATATCTTTTGATTTACTAATTCTTTTAATATGTTTAACAAACCACTTAAATGAATAAACAGAATGCATTAATCTTCCTTGTGTATAAATATGTGTTTCGTCTGGTAGTAATTCTTTATAATTATTTATACTTATTTGAGCTTTTTGTTCATCTGTTAAGAACGAACCTATCCATTCTATAAATAAATATTTTGCTTTTGTTCTTACACTTTTTGCTTTTTTACCATTCATATTATTTCTCTAACATTAGGAACTTTTTCGATGTGGGTCATATAAGCATTACCTTTAGCATACTCAAAGACTCTTAAACCTTTACCATCGTTGGCATCTTTATGACATTCAAACTTATAATCACACCACACACAATCTCTAGGTAATTTCATATTGCCTGAAACTCCATCTGGTATAGGAGAATAACATCTCTCAGGTGGATTGTCATCCGCAATAGCTGCTTTAACACTTTTAATTTTAGTAGTTATGTTTGGCTTATCTAAATCATCTGGTCTAAATAAAGTTAACTCGCCTGTCTCTTTATTCATAACAAGAAAACCACCCTTGGTTGTTTTTTGAGCATGTTCGTATCCAGCTAACTGCGATAGATAACCAAAAGAATCTTGCTCTCCAAGCGTTCCTTCTTGGAACTTCTTAAAAGAATAACCAGATGCTGTTTTTATATCAACAACTTCACCATCAATCATACAATCCATATGACCTTTGATACCTTCTACTTCTATTTCTTTTTGTTCATTCTCTACGTTGTGTCCTGAAATACGAACAAAGAATAAAAGTAATTCTTCTAATAAATGACCATAAAGAAATTTAATAAATAAAGAAGAAGGAAGATTATTGGTTTGTTCTTTATCTAATTTTAAATCATACCAAAGTCTTCTTAATGGTTTACCAACATTAGACATTCTAATTTTATCATTAGCTCTAGGACTTGGATTAGCCCAATGTCTTAGTGCTTCTGACATTGCTTGACCAAACTCTGCGTATTGTTTTTCAGTAATCTTTAAAGGTTTACCTTCTCCTAAATTACTAATATTTTTATAGATATCTTCTACAAGATTATCAAGTGTTTTCTTTTTTCTTGCCATCGTTAAATTCCTTAAATGCTTTTAATAGTTCTGATGAAAATAATTTTTGTAAGCTTAACAAATACATTCTACTAGCATTATGGTCTCCACCAGAGACAGACTTACAAGTGTTTAAATCTTTTACTATCTTTCGTAAAACATCTGTTTTAAAAACAAGAGTACAAAACTCTTCGTTATTTATACAAAGATGATGAAACCAGTAATCAGATTCAGTTGCTTCAATTCCTGATGGCTTACCATAGCTTTGATATTCAATCGCTATATTTCCTGTATCCATCCATATACCTCGTTCAGACTTAACTTCAATTTTTTTGTTTTGAAGCATATCTGCAACTCTATCTTCTCGAACCTGACCGTACTCTAAATCTAGGTCAAACTTTTTTCTATCTTCTTTAGCAGGTTTCATAATTTTCTATTAACTTCTGTGTTTTAGTTTTGCTAATTTTAAACCATTCGCCATTAAATTTCTCTGCTTCTTTTTTTAACAATTTGTGCAGATTGCTTTCAGCTTTTTGTCTATCCTTAAAAAACTTAGTAAAAAATATATCATAATCTCTAAATGGTGAACCTATTTGGAAAGTAGAACATCTATCTTCAGGGTCCACAGCCATACCAACTTTAACCCAATCTTGCCATGCTGGGTTGGTTAAAATATAAATATAACCTTCTTTTTGTTGGTTACAAACTTTGGTAAATTCATGTGATGTTTTATTTGTTATGTATTTCCAAAGACCAACGTGACTTATTTTTCTATTACTTTTTTTTGATAACCAACGAGCAACAACTCTTGTAGACTTACCTTGTTTTATTTTTTGTTCAGCAGTATAAAGAAGTTTTAATTGTTCTGGGACTGGTTTTAAATACCCATCAATATTACTTTCTTCATAACCAAAATCAATGGTCGAAGTTTTTCGAGATATATAATCTTTAGGTATTTTAATGAGTTTCACTCCAGTTACTCCCTATTTTATATTCACCATCTAAGGGACATCTCATGTTAAAAAAGTTACCAGCATCTTTGATACTTTCAACTGCAAGATATCCAACTCTTTTTGCTTGACATTCTCTGACTTCAATTTGCCATTCATCGTGAATGTTAGCAACAAACTTATAATCTATATTAGCAAGTTTTAATCTTTCATCAAGTATGCATAAAGCTTTTTTCATAACTATAGCACCACCACCTTGAAGTAAAGTATTCAGTGCCGCATGTTGATGTCTAAGTATAATTTTACGTCCATCTAATCCTTTGAGGAACCCTTTTTGAGCTGCTCTTTGCACTCGTTCTCTAAGAGATTTAAATGCAGGTTGACCAGAGAGGAAACGTTGTTTAAGCTGTTTACCATCTCTTTTATCTCCGTCAACAATAGAACCAATTTTTTGGTCTCCTGCTCCGTATATAAGTGCATAGATGAATGTCTTTGCCTTATCTCTTGATTTAAGTCCAACAATTTGTTGATTAGTGGTGTGTATGTCTCCGTTGAGAATTTCATTTACATACTCCTTATCATCCATATAATGAGCTAACATTCGTAGCTCAAGCCCAGAAGCATCTACTCCTACTAACTTATGACCTTCCGGCACAGTCCAACATGCTCTACACTCATCTCCAAAAGGAGACTTAACACTAGGGACCTGAGCCACATTAGGATTCTGATGTGACATTCTTCCCGTAATAGTTCCAGTGCAAATAACAGAGCCATGAACTCTACCATCATCACCTACTGCATCTATCCAAGACTTAACTTGTGCTAATCTTTTTTGATACAGAAGATAATCTGCTATAAGTTTAGCTTCCTTGATATGGATAACATCACGTAACGTGCTCTCATCTACGATAGGTTGCCCTGTAGGAGTAAACTTTCTAGGTTTCCATCCGAAATCTTTAAGATATTCACCGATTTGTTTTCTTGAACCTAAATTAAAATGCTGTAATTTTTTACGCATGAAAGGTTCTTTAGACCGCAAACCTTTTATTATATCATTGTATTCCTCTTCTGTCAATCCTCTTTTAGACAAAGACCCGTCTTTTTTAAAGAAAGGATTAACCATCTTATCATCTACCCATTTAGGTTTAAAAGTTTTATGAACTTCTTCTTCCGTTTCTTTTAAAAGTCTGTTAAACTTACTAGTTAAGTAGGTAGCTTTTTGTAAATCAAAATCAAAACCATTAATAGTTTGTTGTACTATAATAGCTGTGACTTGATGTTCAATGTTAATAGACTCTTTAGAAAAACCTAAAGCTTCTTTACGTAGATGTTTAAATAAAAGTTTATTAAGTTTTGTATCAGCAATACAATACTTTAACATCTCCATAGAAAATTCTGTGAAGTCAGAAAAATCTATTTTGTTTAATCCTAGTTTGATACCCCAACGTTCTAGACTATGCCCACCTTCTCTAGTAGGATTGAAAAGCCTAGATAAAACTAAAGTATCTATAATACTTACATCTTTCCCGGGCTTCCAACCATATAGTTTAGTCAGTATTGGGATATCAAAACCAAGAATATTATGACCAATAAGAGTGTCAGCTTTGTCAAGAAACTTCAGACCTTTTTCGATGTCGCCATTATGAAACGAATGGACCTCATCATCCTCATCAATAGCTACAATACACCAAACTTTAGTGGCATCTAAGCTATCTGTTTCTATATCAAAAACTAACTTCATATTTTAAAATGGTATATCTGGTTCAAGACCAGAAAAATCTTCTTCATCAAACTCTGAAAGTCTACCTGTATCTTTATCATACAATAAAGAACAAGCCATGCCTACATCCCCAGTGTATCTTGATTTAAGAACACGAAGTCTTGTAGTTCTAGATTCTTTTTCATCATCTGATTGTTGATTTCTTTCTAATGCTATCACACAATCGGATAGTTGTGCAATACTATTTGAACCTCTAAGATGACTTAAATTAACCTGAATACCATTCTCATGCCCTTTGTTACCATCAACTCTTCTGAGATGAGAGACAAGCATAATACCTGCACCAGTTTCTTCAACCATGCTACGAAGTCTAGTCATAATATTATCAATACCTCTTCGTTCATCACCTTCTGCTAAGGCTGTGACTAACATATGCAGGTGGTCCACAACCACCCACTTACAATCACAACCGACAATTAAATAACGAAGCTTAGAAAAGATATCATCAATATCATTAGTGCCGAAGTGAGCATGAATAAATACTTTATCTCTACCAAACACTTTATGATACATCGTCTTCAATGTCTCATGAGCAAACTCCTCACGGACACTATCAATGTAAAGTCTAGCATTAGCTTCAATACTTAAAATGCCATCGACAGTTCTTCGCCAATCTTCTTCAAGTGCAATGATACCTACGTTATCTTCTGTTTTGTTTACGAGCCAATGTTCAATCTCTCTGGTTACACTAGACTTACCAAGTCCTGTGCCTCCGGTAATTGTTACTAGTTCTCCCTGTCGCATACCTATTAGTTTCTTGTTAAGACCATGATAAGGATAAGGAACGCTTTCCTTTTTAGGTCTGTTAAAGAAATCATTCTCTTTTTCAGAAACTCTAATGATACCGCTAGGTGTGTACACTTGTGCATCCCACCAAGCTTTTACAAAGTCTTGATGTTTATTTTTGAGTAGCATATCGTTAGCATCTTTGAAGCCATTAGGTAGATTTATTATCTTACACTTACGTGGTTTAATAATACTTGCTACCTTCTTAGCATTCTCGACACCAGCTTTATCTTTATCGAAACAAAGAATGATATTGTCAAAGCTTTCGACATATTCAATATTCTCTTTGATATCTTTTACAGCAGAAGCAACACCTCTTTTAATAGATACGACTGCCCACTTACTGCCAAGCATTTCATAGGCAGCCATGGCATCGCATTCTCCTTCAGTGATTGTTAGGTATTTACCACCCTCTTTAAAAAGATGTTGACCAAACAAACCTGTGTCTTGAATCGTGCCCTCAAAAGAAAATCTTTTATCTTTAACATATCTAGTTTTGATAGCAGAAAGTTCACTGTTGATATAGAAAGGATATAAATGCTGAGCTATAGTGCCATCAGCATTGTACATAACTTTTACTCCATATTTCTGAGCAGTCTCTTGACAAATACCTCTGTCAACAAGACGAGAAAAGTTACCACCTTCCAAGTTCAAAGCTCTTTCTGGTTGTTTTATTTTTTGCATACTCGTTACATTACCTTTTTTATAATTAGGAAAAAATTCATTACAGCTAAAACATTTAGCCGACCCATCTGAATTTAAAGATAGGGCATCGCTACTACCACAAGCCTCGCATGGCAAGTGTGTTTTTACAAAATTATTATTCATAAAAATAACCGATAAAAAGCCCTCCGAAGAGGGCTAGGTATAAAGGAGAATTACCTAATAAAATTATTCATTTGCTTCTTCGTCAGAAGATGAATCATTTTCCTCGGTCTCTATCAATGCTTCCTCAACAAGCAAAGGTCTAAGCTCCTCTTGAAGCTTGTCGTTAGACTTTTGCAATGTGATTTGCATTTGATTGTTAAAAGCTATCTGACTAACATAAGCTTGAACTTGCTGTCTAGCTTGTGCATCAGATAGGTTTTCTGTCTCGTAAGACTTACCGTCAAAATTAATAATCATAATTAAAACTCCTCACCGTCACCGAATGGGTCTAGCTCATCACCATCTCCAGACTTGACAGATACTAGGTCAATAACTTGCATAGCTTGGAAGTCCAAACCTTTGAACTGTCCATACTTGTTTTCTGTTTCCCATTCATTGTACTGAACTCTTACAGTAGAGCCATTACCAACGATAGTATCAATAGGGTTTTTGTTGGCATCAAATAGCTTAGGTGCGGGTCTAACTTGATTGTTAGCACCATTAACCTTTCTTTTAATAACAACTGCTTTACCCACAGAAGTTTCAGACCCATCTTCTCCTTTGATAGATAAGTCTTTTACACGGAATCCTCTTGATTCAAAGTCACTTGCAGTATCTGCATCGACTACTAAATCAACAGTATATACAGGTTCGTAAGTCGTATTGGGAGTTGTTACACTTGCCCAATAAGCTTTACCTTCTAATATTGCCATAATACATTCTCCTTAAGGCATAGTTTATAATGCTCTATATTAAAGACTAACTCTAATATGTCAAGCATTTTCATCATTATTGATGACTTGTTACGCAGTCCAAGCATTAGGTGTAGTCCACCATGTAGGTCTTGGTCTACTTTTGTTCCACTTTGCATAATGCTTTTCAGCAATGCAGTATTGTCTATACGAAAGTATAGGGTCGTCTGGTTCTTTGTATTGGTCGGGCATGGCTAGAGCAACAGGTGTCATTTTACCTTGTTCAATGTTGTCTGGAACTTTGCTCAAAGCATCCATAAGTTTTTCTTCAGAGGCATGGGTCTTACCATACCTGTGTGTATATTCCCAACACAATGCATCAAAGTGCTCATAAAGCCATGCATAGTTACCAGAAGTTTTTCTAGCCCAAATAGTACAAGGATGATTCTTGTATGCTTCTTTGTATAGTCCAACACTATCAGCATACTCGTCACCATCCAATACTCGGTGAGCTGTGCATAACATTTGTGCAGTTTCTAGTGGCATTTTCACTAGCATCTTGTCCGGCTGTGCTTCAGCACAAGCTTTAGGACAATCGTAAAAATAAAATATATTCATCTCATTGCCTCCTCCAATAAAGGCTCTATCAATTCAAATACAGTTTCGTCAAAAATGTATAACTTCTTTTGGTCTTGCATCTTTCTTAGCGACCAAGTAATTTTATCTTCATAATCAAAATTAACATCCACAAGCTTTTCAAAATAAACTTGTTGTGGTTTTGTCAGCACCACAGCAACTTCAACAGGTGCTTCAGGATGATTTTGTCTCATCATTTTTTTATCCATGTCTTCTCCTAGTTTAAAACTTTTCCTCCTTAAATAGTTTCGTGAATTAAATCACCGAGTTCTGTTTTAATCTGTCGCACATAATCAAGGTCAATCGCCATACCAGCGATATAACCCCAATTAATTTCATCATCTGGCAACTCTAGTTCCCTCTCGATATTCCACTTGTGGGTATCGGCAAGTTTACTGTCAAGATTTTTTAACGCACCATCTTGAAGCTTAATTAAGTTAGTTATAATTTCTG